TTCATTAGTGTCAAGTAATAATAATGAAGTTTATTCATATAAATTTATTTACAATAGTGGAACAACTAAATTTGATGTAACAAAATATACATTTAATTCGAGTTTAAACGCTAATTATAATGATGTAGTAGTTGCCGCGTTAAGACCAAGAGGTTATTATAGTGGTAATACTTTATTACATGAAGTAACAACAAATGGTTATTTTTCAGTAACAGAAGATGTTGATAATATTGAAATAAATCCAATGGGTGAGTTTGTAATTAATGTTACAGGTTCTACAGGAGGAGCTAAATCATACACATGTTCTTTAAATACGACATCAACAAAATACATTACTAAAGTATTAGGTATTGATGTTTTTGATAAAAACAGAGGTGATTTCCCACTTTATGTACATGAGGTTTATCCTAAATTTTTAAAAGAATCTTTCGCAAGAGGATTGGTTAGAGGATTAAGTTTAACTGAAGTTTATGAAAGTGATGGTGATAATTTTATAAAATCTTGGGATACTACATTATCACCAACGGTAGTTTCTGAAGTACGTGGTGGTAGAGTTTCTGATTTATTTGATGTTATTACAATATCAGATGGAGAAGCGGCAAACTTTCAAGTAAAATTAATGATTCAAAACATTAATATTGAGACGGGAGAATTTGATATCTTGGTTCGTGATTTTAACGATACTGACGAAAATCAAGTTATACTTGAGAAATATTCAAGATGTTCTATGAATCCTGATTTACCGGGTTATGTTGCAAGAAAGGTAGGTACATCAGATGGTGAATATGAGTTACGTTCAAAGTATATCATGTTATCTATGTATAGTAGTCACCCTACAGATGCATTTCCTGCAGGTTTTAAGGGTTTTAAAACAAATTCAAATTTCGGAGCGGGAGCTCAATTAGGTGATTTATTATACAAAACAGATTACTACGATGCTGGTGATGTTATTACATACGATGCTGATGGTTCTGAAAATGTAGAAGCTGGAGATAAAATAAGAAAAGTTTCTTTAGGTCTTTCTTCTAAGATTGGTTTTGATAGAGATTTACTTAAAAATAAAGGATTAGGTGGTGACGGTGTAACACATGGTTTTCACTTATCAACAAACGCATCTACAATAACAGGAGCAACCAATTCAGGTTTTGAATTTAAAACAACCCCTTATGATTTAGAGGGTCAATCAGGTACCGGTAATAAACTTACCACATTAGCAAACCGTAAATTCACGTTTGCAGTTTGTGGTGGATTTGATGGTTGGGATATCTACAGAAACGTAAGAACTTACGGTGATGGTTACATCTTTGGTAAATCAACATACACAAGTAACAACACAGATAATAGTGGTGTATTTAATGCAGATGTTGCCAACTCTGATTATTACGCTTACTTAGAAGGTATTGAAACATTTGCTAACCCTGAAGCTGTTGATATTAACGTATTCGCAACTCCGGGTATCGACTTTTTGAACCACAGTTCATTAGTTAATCAAGCAATCGATATGGTAGAAAACGAAAGAGCGGATTCATTATATATTATGAACGCTCCGGGACCTGAATTTATCACAACGGCGGACGATATTTCTGCAGAGGTTGATAACTTAGGTTTAGATTCTAACTATTCAGCAACATATTGGCCTTGGATTCAAGTAAGAGACACAGATAATGCAACACAACTTTACATCCCACCAACTGCGGAGGTTGTAAGAAACATTGCATTGACAGATAATGTATCATATCCTTGGTTCGCAGTAGCGGGTTATTCAAGAGGTATTGTTAACTCAATCAAAGCGTATAAGAAATTAACACTTGATGAAAGAGATAATTTATACAAAAACAGAATAAACCCAATCGCAACATTCTCTGATACGGGTACTATTATATGGGGTAACAAAACCTTACAAGTTAAAGAATCTGCACTTGATAGAATAAATGTAAGAAGATTGTTACTAAGAGCTAGAAAATTAATTTCTGCGGTAGCAATTAGATTATTATTTGAACAAAATGACGAACAGGTTAGAAATGAGTTCTTGAGATTGGTAAACCCAATTTTGGAATCAATTAAGAAGGAAAGAGGTCTTTACGAGTTCCGTGTATCAGTGTCCAATGACCCTGAAGATATAGATGCTAACACATTAAGAGGTAAGATTTATATCAAACCAACTCGTTCTCTTGAATTTATTGATGTGGAGTTCGTAATTACACCGACAGGTGCTTCATTTGAGAATATCTAATCTTAAAGGAGATATATAAAAAGAAAAGGGTTCCCAACGGGACCCTTTCTTATTTTCAATATGTTCCACGTAGAAACATATTTTATAATTTTTATACAATTATACCCAATCCAGTATACTAGAACTAGTTAAACTAGTATTTATATTTAATGATAGATAATTAGAGAAATTTTATACTGGAACTGGTAATACTGGGACTTGTAAAAAACTACGAAAAATTATTGATAAAAACAACTATTTCTAATATATAATCCTAAAAAAAATTATTTCTAATTGTAGTATATTTATTAGAAGGTAAAATAACTAAAAACTTAACAAATACAAAATGGCAGATTTATTAATGAAAATGCCGGTTCCTTACGAACCGAAAAGAGTAAACCGATTTATCGTTAGATTCCCATCATCTTTGGGTATTAATGAATGGTATGTAACATCGGCAGCTAGACCTTCAGCAAAAATAAACTCAGTTGCGATTCCTTTCTTGAACACCTCAACATATGTTGCTGGTAGATTTGAGTGGAATGAAATCAGAATGACATTTAAAGACCCAATTGGTCCTTCAGCTTCTCAAGCCTTAATGGAGTGGTTCCGTTTACATGCGGAATCAGTTACAGGTAGAATGGGTTATGCTGCTGGATATAAAAAAGATATTGAATTGGAAATGCTTGACCCAACGGGAGTTGTGGTTGAAAAATGGATTCTACAAGGAACATTTATAACCGATTTGAACTTCAACGAATTAGACTACTCAAGAGATGATTTAGCTTCTATCACATGTTCTTTAAGAATGGATAGATGTATTCAAGTTTACTAATATTATAAAAATAATCTGCAGGTACTGGAGTGTTGTTTCGACGACACTCCTTTATTTTTTTAAAAATACTTTACTTTGGTATAGTTATTAGTTAAATTATACTATGGAAGAATTTAGAATAGACCCAACAATCGCATACGACGTGGTTGAATTACCTAGTAAAGGAATTCATTACCAAAATAAAAAGAAATCATTACGAGTTGCATATCTCACCGCGGCGGATGAGAATATCCTATCGTCACCAAATTTAGTGGCAACCAATACGGTTGTTGATGAACTACTCAAAAGAAAAATTTTAGATAAGGATATTAATATTGATGATATTGTTGATGAGGATAGACAGGCAATTCTTATTTTCTTAAGAAATACTGCATTTGGGTCAGAATACAAAATTACAACAAGTGACCCAAAAACGGGAGAATCCTTTACGTTTGAAATTGATTTATCAACATTAAAAATTAAAGATTTTAATTTACCTGAAGATACAAACGGAGAATATTCTTATTTTATGGAAAAATCGAAGGTAGGAGTTACTTTTAAATTTATATCACAAAAACAAGAAAACGATTTAGAACAAATTAAGGTTAGTTGGAACGGTAATGGTGTTGCACCTGTCGTAACAAAAAGACTTGAAATGATGATTAAATCAGTACAAGGTAATAAAGACCAAATGAATATTAGAAATTTTATTGAGAATCTACCAATTAAAGATTCACAAGATTTTCAAAAATTTGTAAGAGATAACAAACCCGGATTAGATTTAGTCCAAACAACAACCACCCCGTCAGGAGACACAATCCAAGTTAATATCGGATTCGGGGTTGAGTTTTTTCGCCCTTTCTATGGAATATAGGAAAACTCAGCTTGATGAGTTTTTATTTTTAATCAAAAAAGGTTTCAACTATAGTGAATTACTCACTATGCCAATTTATCTAAGAAGATACTATGTTAACTACATAATTGAAATAGAAAACAAACAATAATCTATTTATAGTTATGGGATCAATATTAGAGGCACTTAGAAGTAGTGACCCAATTGGGGAATTACAGAAGATTAAAAATACTTACGGGAACCGAGAAGATCAATTCAGAACTGATGTTAGGTCCGCAGTAAATACTTTTGGTGGAAATCGTCAATCGTCAACAACATCTGCGTCACCCGGATCAGGTATAGGTGGTAGTATTGCTAGTGGGCTAGCAGGGGCAATAAGTGCTTTTTCTTCCCAACAAACATCTCAATTTAATGAAAACGAAATCGTAGGTATTAGTAACCTATTAGAAATTATCAAAAAAGACGGTTTTAGTATAAAATCTATTTTTGAAACACTAAAATTAGGTGCGGTAGAAGTTGGAAATCAATTAAAAAGAGAGTCACAACTTAGAACCGATATTAATGAAAGTATTGGTATTGCCGGTAGGTTATCAAAAAGTTTAACAGACGATATTAATGATTCAGTTGCTGCGGGAATTAGATTTGGTTATGGTATAGATCAAGTGAGAGACATGATTAAAGGTGTCATGGAGGAATCGGGTCGTTTTAATTTAATATCACAAAAAACTATTGAGAGTACATATGCAACCGCACGTGCATTTATTGGTGATTTGAAAGGTATGGGTCAAGCCATATCAGAATTTGAAAAAATTGGTATTGGTGCAAGTTCAGCAACCAAAGCAATTGAAAGAGCGGGAAAGGGTTCTTTAGAATTAGGACTTTCAGGTAAAAAAACAACATCAGATTTAAGAGCAAATATTGAGAAACTAAATGAATTTGGATTTAAAAATGGTATTCAAGGGTTAGCGGAAATGTCAAGAAAGGCAACCGAATTTAGAATTAATATGAGTGAAGCGTTTAAGATTGCAGAAAATGTTATGGACCCCGATAAAGCGATTGAATTAACGGCAAATTTACAAGTATTAGGTGGTGCAATTGGAGATTTTAACGACCCACTTAAGTTAATGTATATGGCAACAAACAATGTTGAAGGTTTACAAGATGCGTTAATTGAAGCTGCGGGTAGTTTAGCGGTTTATAATAGTGAACAAGGTAGGTTTGAAATAACAGGGATTAATTTAAGAAGAGCAAGAGAGATGGCAAAAACTCTTGGTATTGATTATAAAGAATTAACAAGAACGGCAATTGCATCACAAGAAAGACTTGCGGCAAGTACCGCATTAATGGTAAAGGTTTAAATTTAAAACCTGAAGATCAAGAATTCTTAACTAACCTATCAAGAATGGATGGTGGTAAAATTATTATTGACGTTCCAGAAAGTATACAGAAAAAATTAGGTATAGATACACAAGGTAAAGCGATAGAAGACTTATCAGAAGCTACCTTAAAATCTTTATTATTAAATAGAGAACAGTTTAAAGAAATGAGTGTTGAAGATATTGCAAGAGATCAATTAGATAATGTTGAAAACATTAGAAGGGACGTTGGAGCGTTAGTACAAATGCAGTTAAGAAATGCCTCAAGATTAATTAGGGGAGGTATGGATGGTGAAAGTGGACTTGATAATATTACTAAAACGGCATTAGATAAACTTGAAAAATTTACTGCCGACACATTTAAAGAAAATCCCGATTTAATTAAATCAGGTATTGAAGGTGCACAAAAGTTAGTTAATGAATTTTTAAAGGACAATCCATTAATCGATGCAGCGGCAGAATATTTAGGAGACAAAGGAAAAGCTATAAAAACGGCCATTGATGAACAAATGAAAAAATATTTTGGTGGGGAATCTCCAACCACACAAACTCAAACAACACAACCAACAACAACCACAAAAAATGTTAATTTAAACGTTGTCGTAGGAAATATCGGTGACCAACTAACAAATGAAATAATGAGAAGTCAAGGTGTTTGGAAAGATGTGCTAGGAAAATCTGATGCTAAAGACTATTTAACTCTTTAATATTTCTCGTTCATACCTATTTATAGATAAAAGAAAATAATGCCAAGTTACTTAGATTTTGATTCCACAAAAAAGTTCAGAGATTTTATCTTAGGTAAGACCTTAAATCAACCTAATATACCTGACATATATCAAAATGTAACTATACAACCCAATATTGATCCGGGTGATGTTGATGACAATAGAAGAGAAACATTAGTTAAGGTACAAAATAACAACATGTTTGGTCCACTTGATTATATTATCAGGGAAAACTTGGACATTTTACCCATATCAAGAAATTTAGGACTATATCCTTATTTTCCAACCAATTCCCCAAATTATAATCTAATTGGAATAATGGGTTCATCATCATACGATACTGAATCTGAGTTATTTAAATTTGCCGCAAACACTATAAAAAACGATAGACAGGGACCTGTATTAT